TTCTTCGGCTTTTGCAGCATTTTGAAATATCTTTTTGCGGTCTTTAACACGCAATTCTTTTGGGTCCCGTAGTGTAACTTCTGCGCCACTAGGTAACTTAATTGTTTTCTTTGCCATCTTTTTTTCCTTCCAATCGGTTTGTTGTGCCTTCCATTATAAGGTGCTAGGGGGCTGGGAGCAGAGGAAGGCGACTGCTACGACCTGCGCCCCCTAGCACTTCTTGTTCTGAAACTTATGCGTAAGTTCCAGAAGCCTTTGCGTTTTGTAGAACCCATTTGATAGGAGCAAAACCGCCTGTTGAACCAGCATCGGTAGTGTTACCTTGTCCATTAAGTTCTATTGTTACAGTTACAAAATCATCACCACGGTCAATAACGGCGGTTGTGTATGCGCCCTTAGTGATTGTGGCTTGAATTTGAACCGCAGTTGCACCAGTTCCATATGCCCAGTTAAGAACAATGGCTGGTTGTGTATTAGTTAGGAAGTTTGTAAGTTGTGTATCGGCGTCCATAACAAACTTAATTGTGCCTGTTACTTCTAATGCGCCAAGAAATACCTGATATGGGTTTTGTGTGTTGCTAATTCCGTAAATTGGAGTAACCGCACGCTTCATATCAATATTACCTTCCATAGCAGTAGTGATGGTTGAACCACCAATACTTACAGTTCCACGCCAAACTGGTGTTGGCAAAACTGTGCTAAAAGTAGGTGTTGGGTCAGTTGTTGTTGCACTTGCCCAACCTGTTGATTTGGTATCCATTTCTAACATGCCATCAGCATTAAACTTCAAAGAGAAGTCAGAGAATTGGCAACCAGGAAATTGACGAACTGCTACTGCATAAAAATCAGTTAGCGTGTAAGAAATTGGTTGAGTTTCTGTGCTAGATGTTAATGAGTTCTTTAATGAAATTGTGTGCGTATATGGTGCTGATGCGCCAGTAGTTGCTACTGAACCCATAAGTCCAGCAATTGCATAACCAACGGTGTCTGCAAATACTGCGCCGCCAAAATCAAATGTTGAACGAGTGCGTCCTGGAACATACGCATAGTTCATTACATTAGAGCCACGCAACCCTGTATCGTAAAGTGGGTCCACAATATCGGCAGGTTTTAAACTGTCCTTAGATACTGGGATAAAATCTGTTGGTGCTACTGCTGTTCCTTTTGTGGCTTCTTTAGCGATACCCACATAGGAACGACTAGATGCTTGTATTGGCATTATTCACTCTCCTGCTTTGTGTCTGTTGATGGTGTTGGTTTGGTAAATGATTTAGCACTATTAGATGCGACAACATCAACGGCACTAAAGTTTTCTGGGGCGTCAAATTCATCGCCAGAATTGACTACAACTCCAAGCGAAGGGAACACACGCTCATCTGTTCCTATGTATTTGTATTTCATGTTTCTCCTATGCTTGTATCATCTCGGTAACATCAAACTGAAGTTCGGCAAAAGTTTCTGTCGCACCGTCATTAGTTGTTGAAGGTTCTCCGTATGTGCCATTAATTATAGGCTCTGCGCCCTGCCAAACCAAAGTGCCTGTGGTATCACCAAAGTTGTGGTCAGAACGCAATCTTGTCTTAATAGCATCAACAAGTGTATCAAAATCTGCCATAGCATCTTGCGCATTGCGTTGCATGGAGTGGTGAAATATTTGAACAATTACATTGTAATCAACACGCTTCCAACCGTTAGTAGCCCCACCGATAGCCAAGCGTGTTTCATTTTCTGATTGAATAAATATAACCGCTTGCGCACGACTTAATTGTCCGGGCATAGCATTTTCTTGAAATTGAATACGCTTTGGGAAAGATGTATGAACGACATTTAAACCAGCAACGGGTGGGTTTGCTAAAAAGGTGTAAAGAGTTTGCCGAACCCCGACACGACCTGCCATTAGCGTATCCTGCGGAAGTTGTCTAGCATTTCTAGGGCGAGTTTAATATCTGTTCCGTAGCGACTTGCGCCGTCAGATGTGGCTGATGGGGCGGTTGTAATCTGCATGGTCATAGAACTATCTCCACGAGCCTTCAAAAAGGCGGTTGTAATGAGGATACAAGCCTGTTTGATGGTGTTAGGTATATTTCCTATGGAAGAACCTACTGTGTGGCTATAAACGAGCGCAGAGGTCAATGGCACGGTTGTAGAGCCATATGTATAAGTGCTAGCAACTGTTACAGTTTCACTACTTGCGCCATCATAAATTTTTAATCTTTGTCCTACTAAAATACCTGTTGGATTAGCAACTGTTAAAGATGTAGCACCTGCGGTTGCGCTCGCAATACCGTTATTTACATAACCAGCAACATAAGTATATTTGCAATAAATCTGTTGGCGAGGCACTCCGTATCCACCAAACGCTAAAGGTCCTTGTGATGAATAACTTGTGGCTACATTTGCCAATGGGATAATAATTTGTTGTTCTTCAAACCAAGATGTGGAGCAATCTGGCAATACAACTAAGTTGTTTGGGTTAGTGCCGTATTGAAAATCTGATAGAGCAATAACAGGTGTGTTATTTGGGTGTAATGCTACAAAGCCTTCATTTGTAAATCTAGTGCGTTGAGTTTCTACATATTCAGTTGCATTTAAATTTGCGTTTAAATATTCGTCCATAAATGAAGATGCACGAAAGATTACATTTTCTAATTCTGCATCTTGCGCATTACCATTTCCACCAATTACTAAATTGTTATAGTCAATAGATGTTGGCGCATTTTTAAATTCTGCAATAGTTATATATTGACTTTCCTGAAAAGTATTGGGAGTTAAACCTACGGTCATTTATTCCCCATCTCTAAGTGTTTTAGAGTTATCTGTTCCGCACCGACTACATTTAGCAAACCAACTACCAAAACCACATTCTATACAAGTATAACCAAGATTTTCATTAAGAGTAGGTCCCATTAAAGATGCTTCAAAAAAGCCTTCGGATTTCATTTGTCGTGCATGATTTGGATTATCAACATTAATAACCCCTTTGCGGTCAGGATTATATTTATATGTGCCTCTAGGTGTTGCTACATCTACGCCACGAACGCCGCCGTCAGATGCTATTAATCTTGCCATTTTATTTCCCTTCCCTTAGATAGAGAGTGGCACAACCGCTATATGCCGTGCCACTCTCCAAAGGATTAACTAAGCGTTTACAATTCCTGATACTGCGCCGTTCCATGCTGGAGCAGTGCAGAAGAATGTTCCACGGAAGTATGTTGAGAACTCATATGCGAACTGAGTTACAGGCCATTGAATACCCATGTAATCCTGAACCATAAAGTTGCTCCATACATCTGAAACTTCTGTGTCTGGAATTGGAAGTGTGTAAGACACAACTGGGCTTACGCCTTGTGGTAACCATGGGTGAACAGTTAGAGGAACTAACTTACCTGTGATTTCATTGTGTAGTCCACCGATAGTTGCGCCACCGACATAATCGCCTGTATCTGTTTGTGCCAGATTAATACGATAGTTAGCAGTTGAACCATTCTTAATTGCATCTGAGAGTTGCTTACGGTCTGCGCCGTTTAGGAAAATCTCATCTGGGTCAGCCTTTACTGCATCATACAAGCGTGAGAATACATTTTGGTATTCAACGCCTGGGTTTGATGTTGAGAAGGTGCCGTTAATTGAATTGTTGTAACCTGAATTTGGACCAAGAACTGTTGGAAGAATTCCGTCATAACCAGTTGCGTAAGCAGATGTATCTGCTGATGCGCGAGATGCGGCAGCACCTGTGGTTGTGAAAGCGGCATTGTTTCCAGTTAGGTTAGTAGCAGCAGCACCTTGAATGGTGAATGTGCCAGTTCCTTTTAGAGTTCCTTGATACTTCAAGTTAGCAGCGCCAGTTGCAGTTCCAACATAAATGTTGTAACCAAGTGCTCCTGCTACTGCGGTTGAAACTGTGACAGTAAGAACATCACCAGATGCAACTACTTCGGAAGTTTCTGTTCCAAGAATTGACTCACCAAAACCTGAACCAGAAATACCTGCATCTGCGGTCACATTGATGTAATAAGTGCCTGCGGCTAATGCGGTTTGTCCTGATGCGGCTACTGGTGAAGCATCTGTAAATGTTGGTGCTGAAAGTGCGCCAGAGTATCCTGATGCAGTTCCACGAGCCATAAGAAGCATTCTTTCTTCCATCAACATTGTTGCATAAAGAGTTGATGTTGAAGATAATTGGCGCAAATCCTGATATCCCAAACCAGAGAAGTTAGCATCAAATGAAACGCTATCTGATAGTGAGTATGAGTTGTAAGGCAAGATTAAATCATCTGCGGCATAAGAAATCTTTGGACCACGCTCGTAGTTGATTGAACCAAAAGCAGTAGTTGTGCTTTCTGTGATGCCAGGCCATGTGTTGCCAATTCCGCCAGTTCCAGTTCCTGTGTAACCAAGAATACGCTTTACACGGTGTGATGTGCCTACGCCTTTTTTACGGGGTAGTTTGTTGCGTAATGGAGTTGGGCGAGGTGTTAGCAGTTTAGATGGTGCTTCTAGGTCAAAAGCAGCAAATGATGTGCTAAGTGGAGATGTAAGTGTGATGTCCTTTTGGATATCTTGCATCGCCATGCGTTGTGATGCTAGAGCGTTGTTTAGAGCGCCTACTGCATCAGGTGAAAGAGATTTGTTAGAAACCATGCTTTCAAGTTGTGCTACTGCGTTGCCACTTGCTGTTGCAAATGTTGCTGAGCCGTTCTTGATAGACATAATTGCTGATGGGTCTGTTACGGAATTACCGACAGACTTGTTAAATTCTGCTGAGTATTCGTCCATGCGTGTTGCTGCTTCTTTAGCAGAACCTGCATCGGAAAATAGTTCAGTAGCCTTTGGGGCATTTAGAGCCATTTTGTTCCTTTCGTAAAGAGTTTTACTTGATTGTTAATGCTGAGGCTTTGGCTTCAAAATCCTGAGCCAATTCCTTGTAACCACGAGCCAAATCTTTGTCTGAGGTTACGGCTGACTTCTGGCGATACTCAGCGGCTTTAGCAAGTAAATCGCTAAGTTGCACGATTTCTGGTTGCTTAATCGCTGAACGCTTTGGGCCACTTCCTACTGCTTTTGTTTTAGCCGTTGCTAACTCTGTTTCTAACTTATTGATTGCTTCTTGATAAGCACCAATCTCGCTAACAACAGTTGCAGTTGCACTCTTTACGGCTTTTTCAATAATAGCATTTAATGTGCCATTACTTATAGCAGACTTATCCAAGTCCTCGTCGGAACTGGAATCTTCTTCTTCAATTACTGTGCCAATTTCTTCAACAGTTGGCAACGGTGTAATTGTGCTCTTAGGTGTATCTGTTGGGCTTACCATTTCGGCAGTAGATACATCAGCATTTCCGTGTGAATTAGAAACATCACCACAACCGCACTCTAGGCATTTGTGTTCAGCAGATTTCTTACCTTCTGCTTCTTCAACTTCTTCCTGAGCGGCTTCTGGCTTAGAACCTTCTCCTGTTTCTTCTTCTGCACTTTCGCCATATTGGGCTTTTAATTCATCATCTGAACAACCCATTTCTTTGCACATGGCTTCTGCTTCTTTATACATTTTATGTGCTTCTTTAAGTCTTTCTAGCAATTCCTCTTTAGACGGCTTCTCTGAAACCGCTTTAGCATCTTGCTCTACTTCTTGTTCCATATTATCTCCTTTGACGGTTTCAGCCTCAATAGTTTCAACCAGTTCCTCAACTTGAACTAAGTTATTTGCGTTATCTGATTTCGCAAGCATTAATTTAGCATTTGGATTTGCTGGTCTATCTACTAGCGAAACTTCTACAATTTGTCCATCAATGATGCGACCATTTACGGCTTTCTCATCACGCACTACACGAGGCGCACGAATGCCAATGCTAAATCCTTTTAGCACTCCAGTTTCTACTTTCTTAACACTAACTGGGTCCACGACAAGTGCAGAAATATAATGACCATCGGAAGTTGAATTTAATTCTTTAGCAACTCCTGCGGCAATATTGCTATGTTGTTCTCTAATGTTTCCACCTGTTTTAAACCATTCAGGCATAGCCTTTTCTAACCAACCAGCATCACAAATTTGTTGGTCAATATCTAACGCATCATCTGTTGCCTTACCATATACAAGTAATGTGCCATCTTCTTGCTTTTCTTGCTTAATAATTTCTGAATAAGAAAATGCTAAATCTTTCATTGACATTGATTTCTCCTTATGCCGAGTAAGTAATAACTACTGCGCCAGCAGCAGAAGCGGCGGCTGAAATACCGTAAATAACATCATTTGCATTTACATAAAATGTTTGTGAAGTTGCAGTAGGAATTGTGCGACCAATAGTTGCGCCTGATGTAGCGATTGTGCTATCACCAATAAAGATTGATGCGCTATGACCGTTATAAATTGTTACTGGTGTTAATGGTCGTGCATCACTATCTACTACAAAAAGAATTGATGTAGTTGTTAATGTTTGAGCGTTTACATGCTTAAATGCCATTTGTTATTCCTCTTCTCCGAGTATTAATGATAATGCGTCCTCGCCTATATTGCGAGTATCTACAACATAAGGCGCAATATCACAAACGCAGTTTGGGTGTGCAGGTGGTTCGGTATCTCCACTTGGGAATGTTTCGTCAATACCGATAGGCGAAACATCTGCGTTCTCTTGGCATATATCACAAGGGTCAGCAACAAGCCATTGCACTAACTCTACACCACTTTCTTCGTAAAGTTGCCGAGATGCCGCAGTAACCGCACGGCTCATTTCGGTTTGTGTAATAGTTAATGCTCTTTCTGGGTCGTCAATAATATCTTCAATATCTACATCTCTAGGGGTTAATCCGTTTTGCAATGCATAAGCGAGCGCAGTTCCTAAACGGTCAATACTGGTTCTATTTAAGCCTTGTATAACAATGCCACGATTATCTAACAATGTGCTTAAACCTCTAGGCGGTCTAACTATTGCGGCGGCGGCTCTATTACCAGCCTTCCAGTTATCCCAATTAATGCCTATTGCTCTTTGTAATTGTTGTTTAGTAGGCGCCTTATTAATCTTTGCTTTGGCTAACGCACCCATGCCAATATCTTCGCCTAATATCCATGCTTCGGAATATATAACACGGAAAGCAAACATTAACGGTTCGCTATTAGGGCGTATATGCGTTCTTGCCCAACTGCGTGCTTCTTCTGTGGTAATAGTGTCGGTAAAGCCCATAGCCGTAAAGTCATTTATAACGGCATCAATATTTATAGATTGTTTAATGCCATCACGAATTAATTTGGCTCGTCTAGCGGCTAAACGGATTTTGGCTCCGTTTCTTTTTTTCCATACGCCTCTCATGGCGTGCCTACGCTAAATATCGTTCGGCATACCAGCGTGCGCTATCGTAATCCTTTTCACCCACGAATTTGTTTAGCACTTCTGCATAAACTACTGGGACATCTTTGAAGTTAAATGGTCTTGTCGGTGATTTCTTTACAAATCGCAAGAATTGTTTTAACTCAGATTGCGCCTTTAATCCTTCATCGGGTTGTTCAATTTCGGGCGTGTCGTTAGGCGCATCAATGCTTGGTTCGTTAGGCGTAATGCCATCTTCACCTAATCCATAACTAGCACTATCAAATGCTTTAATACCATTCTCTGTTATAAAGTAAGCACCTGTTCCAGCAACAATAATAGGCATATCTGCTTCTGGTGCTTCTACTAATGGCATACCTGAGCGTGAGCGTAATTCATTAATAGTTATGCCGCCTGATTTGAGTTCAATATCTCTAGTGCGTGCAACGCTTTCTAAATCTTTACGACCACTTTCCATAAACTTAAATTCAAGTTCTCTTGGCATACCCAAAAATGTGTAAGACAAATGACTAATCATTTTGGCTACCCATACGGCAGTAGGCATACCGCCTAATACATCTGAACTTTGTGCTTCTCCTGCTTGGAAACCTGCGCCACCTAATCCACCTTTAGGCGCAAATCCAATTTCAGTTGGTAATACTCCGTAATGTCCGCAAATACTATTAACCAAATAATCGTCAAGAGTATCTTTAAAGCGTTCGCCATAACCATCAAATTGAATTGGTGTCATACCTGCTGGCAATAACCGAACACGCTTGCGTTGTTCTGTTTGACCTGATAAATCGCTATTAAAAATGTTCTCGTAAGCCTTTAACAAATCTGGATTATTACCAAAGTTTGCGTCAGTTGCCATTAAAAGTTCGGGTGTAACTCCGTCGGTGTATTCAGCCCGTAGCCATTGTTGTCTGCGGAGATAAATGTCAGCAAGGGCAAGAGCCCGTTCAGTTGGTGAATATCCATAAACGGTTGTTGTTCTACGATTGCGGACCAAATATGCGAGTTCGTCAGAGGTAAATTCTCCATCTGCATTTTCTCCTTCTGCGGGTGCGGCAAATTCACTACGAGGAAAGCCATACAGAATTTGCTGAAAGGCTGGGTAAGGTGGTGTTGGTCGCATACCTCTATCATCAATTAATGGCTTAATAGTTGAACCATCAAGAATTTGTAGTCCGTATAAATCTCCACCGACAGATGGTTGCGGCCATATTGCCCAAGCATCTAGCACTAAAACTTCTTCTAGTGCAATATTTAACCAATCGTAAAATAATAATCCGTTTGCTTTATCTGGTTGTTCCCAGAATTGGCGTAGTCGGTCAATATCTTCGGTGAAGCGTTCTCTAGCAATAGTCATAGCACGAACTTGTGTGCCACCAATTTCGCTAATAATCTTTTCAGAACTATCTTCGCCTAAAACAATATCCCATTCAAGTCCTAATATTTTTGCCTTACTTACTTCAATACATCTACGCAAGATATCAATTTGGTCTGCGGCTGCTCTTAATGTTTTAAATGGGACTAATTTTGTTTCGGTAATATTAATATTCTGTGCAACTTGATATTCATATCTGCGTGGGTCGGGTCTGCCAGTATCAGGATTAGGTGGATTAATAGCACCAGGAATAATTGGCATGCCCGGACTAAATGGCACGGTTGGTGTAATTGGATTGCGTGGTAATGCATCAGATTGCCCATAAGTAGTATTGGCATTTTGCTGATTACGCATTTGTGCTTCTGTAAGTGCTACTGCACCCACAGGTAAATTAGGAGCCTTCTGTAATTCATTGGCTACTCTTTCAGCGATACGGTCTATTAGACCCACTTGTATCTCCTTCTTTTAGCCGTGGACAACTACACGATATTGATTTGAAGTTGGGGCAACTGAGAATAACAGAGTAAGCGCAGTTGTGCTCGTATGCTGGACATCACAAAGAACTTCGGCATATGGCGCTGAGTTATCATAAACCGCAACTGTCACATCTCTAGTGTTTAAATTATGCGTTACAGTATAAGAAGTTGCAGTTCCATCACCAATACTTACTGCATATTTTGATACTACTACGGCACTATCAATTGCAACGGTGTCTGCGGCTACGGTGATACCCGTTCCAGCACCTACGGCAAATGTATTACCAGTTAAAGTTAAACCATCTCCAGCAAGATAAGTTCCTGCGCCTGAGAATTGAGCCCAAACAATATTGGTAGAACCTAAAGTTACAGGTGAATTGTTAGTGCAAACCCAACCCGTATCAGCATTAGTTGTGCCTTGTTCTACAAATACATATGCGCTAGGAAATTCTGACCCAGCGTCCATATCAGTAGAGCGTGATGGTGCGCCTGATGCGGCAACTACATAAATACCATTAGTTGTTTGGTCTGTTTGGTTTTTAATGAGAATGCGATTACCAGTTGCTAATGTAACGCCATCTACTACTTGACCATTAGCAAACGCAGTAGCAAATGTGCCGTTAGTTGTAGTTGCGGCTACTACTGATGCTTTTGTATCTAAACCTTGCGCAACGCTATCTACATAACCTTTATTAGCGGCATCTGTATCTGCTACTGGCGTTCCTAGATTTGTTACCTTATAACCATTGAAAGAAACATCAGCAGTTGGAACACCAAATGCAGATAACGCAAAGTTAGCAGGAGTAAAGCCGTGTGTATGGTCTTCCCGTGCTGGCGCAGTTCCAGTTCCTACTGCGGCACTTGTTGCAGTTACATTAGTAGGAGTAACAGAAGTTAAAGATGGAGTTCCGTGCGTATGGTCAGCACGAGCAAAGTTAGTGCTACTTCCATTACCGCTAGTTAAACCATAAGAAGTTTGCGCAGTTATAGAACCAAAGTTATCAATTTGTGTCCAAGTAGTGCCATCATCAAAGTAAAGCAAATAGTTATCTGTTGCATAATACAAACGACCTGCTTCACCTGCGGCTGGTCGTCCTGATAGTGAGCCATATGTAACTTGTGAATTGGCTTGTGTGCTTTCCCATGCAGTGCCATTGTAAAAATAAAGTTCGTTATCTACGGTGTCGTAGTAAATTTGTCCTGCTACTGGTGATGATGGCGCAGTTGCTAAGTTTTGAATAACACCATTTTGTAATTCGTTTTTATTTAAATCAATAGATACTAAAAATTTACGGGCCATTTATTACATACCACCTAACATAAATGAAGGGACAAAACTACTTGCTTCAATTACTACTGAACCGCCTAATGATACCGCAGTTCCATTAATAGTAATTGCAGAATTGGTTAAACTTGCATTGGCAATACTACTAAAAGTATTTGATGCGCCTGACATTGTTTTATTAGTAAGAGTTTGAACTCCAGCAAGAGTAACATCACCAGTTGCGCCAGTTATAGAATAACTAAGCGAATTCCATGCAGTTGAACCATTACCAATTTTTGCTTTACCCGTATCTGTTTCATAACCAAATTCTCCAGCACCTAATGTTGGATTAGCAGAAGTCCATTGCGCTGCCGTTCCTCGTCTAAGTTGAATTTGAGTTACAACGCTCATGGATTTCCCCCGTCAAAAGATTGAGTAGCAGTGGTTGTTGGGCTACCACCATTATAGGGCGCAATACTATCAAATACGCCAGCATCTATGTTAGTGGGTGTTGTGGCTGAAACTGCAAGCCACTCCGTTCCTGAATAAATCATTAACCCAGTAGTGGTGTTGTAATACATATCGCCAGTTCTAAGCGTTGGCGTAGATATATCTGTTGCACTTACGGGAACATTGGTCGGTGTTAAGGCTAATCTGCTCATATTACATATGCCGTTCCAGTAAATCCGCTAGTAAATGTAATCACCATTTGATTATTAGATGGGTATGTAAATGTGCCTTCACACATTGTGCCTGCGCTATCTAACACAACGGCAGTTGGTTTACCACCTAAGTTATGATTAATAGTCCATACTGCTGATGATGTCGCTTGCGTATGTGTATAAAATACAGATGCCGCCGCACCACTAGGACCTTGCGGACCAGGAGATGAAACGGTAATTATTGGAATTACGGGTTGAACTACAATTATTTCATCAGCCATTATCGGGTTACCTCTGGCGTTACAACTGCCTGACCTTGCACTAAACGAGTTACCACACCAGTAAATGTATCGGTAATTTCACAATCATAATAGTAAGTGCCTTCATCAATCGCCCGTGTTTGCGTAGCAGTAGCAGTTATTGCTACTAACCCAGTTGCCGCAGTAATAGTTATACCGCCACCTGCTGATGATGATAAAGATAATACGGCAGTAGGAGTTTCAGGTAATGAACGCATTTGTAATGCCGCAGAATACCCAGCAAGATTTATAGGCGTGCCATCAGGGTTATCGTAATTAATATTAAGAAACCAATTTGCGCCTTGGTCAATAGTTACATTATAAGAAACAGCCACTTATGCTCCTAAACTTGTTCCGCAGTTATTACAAATTGTTGCGTTCTTATGCGTTGGCATACTACACGAAGAACATAATTGTGCCATAGCCGCAAGAGCAATCATACTAGACCCACCGCTATTTAATTCTGTTAATGCCCATACTAGCGCATCTAATCTATCTGGGCTTTCATTACTTAATGGTGTCCATTCGCACATTTGCACTTCTAACTCAGCAAAGTATCCAACATGATGCACTCTACCCTGCTCATACAAACTAGATATAGGTTCTGCTCTTAATTGTTTACCTCTAGTGGCAATTACCTTCTTAGTAGGCACGCTGGCATCTACTTGCTTTAATAACATGATAACCATATCGCCACCGTTATTTGTTTCAGCAATAATCTTATCTGCCTTATATTCGTGATAAAGCATTACTGCTTGCCTTGCCCAAGCATCAGGTGAAGCACGCAAAGATTTATCGCTAAGTATGTAATAGTCGCCGTTATTACCAATTCCAGCCGCAACTATGCCAGTTTCATCGCTAGTAGCCGCACTTGTAACGGCAGGGTCAATAGCAACTACAACTCTAATTAGAGGTGGCGCAGTATCTACTCTAGCGGTTTCAATCATTTCTCTAGTCCATAATGCGCCTTCTACATTATCCAGTATCTCCCCATAAAGTTCTTGTCTGCCGAGCCGTGTGTTTTCATAACGCAATTTAAGTTCGGCTAATGCGCTCGCTGCTAAGTTCTTAGCGTTATCAAATGTAGAACCACGCTGAACTCGCACCCCATCTCTAGTTATTAAGTCCTTAATCAATTTTGTTGGGCGTGGCGTAGTTGTAACAATAGTTTGTGGGAACTCACCTAATCGCAGACCAAATTGATATTGGTCCCATGCATCTGGGTATTTAAATGCCGCTAACTCATCAAACCAACCGCCATGAAACTGTGGTCCTCTAAATCGGTCTGGTTCTTCTCCACTAAACAATTTAATGCGTGAACCGTTAGTTAAAAATATTTCACCTATGGAACGGTTATAGTCCTTTAAAGTGCCATATTCTTGCAATACTCTAACGATACCGCTTTCACCCTCTGCGCAAGTATCTCTTACATCTCCATAAGTAGGCGCGGCAATAGCCCATCTAGTTCTAGGGTTGCTAGATGCCTGATACGCCAACCATTCTGCGGCAGTGCGTGTTTTACCTGCGCCACGCCCAGCAAGATATAGCCAAGTGTTCCAACTTTTGTCGTTAGTTGGTAATTGTTCCACTCTCGCTAATTGGTGCGTCCAGCGCACCCGTCTGCTGGCTATCAAGGATAGCGACAAGTCGCTTGACCTCGGAGTCAATTGCGTCATGCTCATAGATATTTACCTCTATCTGTGCCTTCGTTGGCATATCCAAACCAAGTAGTCTGGCACGCCTTTCCATAATCTTTATTAACGCTATAACGCTTGCGACTTCTCCTGCTATTACATTTGTCCATATTGCCGCTTGCGCAATATCTAATCTATCCATTTCAATCTTACGAGTTTCAACTACATCAGCATAAACAATACGGTTACACGCAGTTACATATGCCTTATGCGCCCCACTAGCACTTGCATAACCTAAGCGGTTAGCAATCATGTCAAAGGTTAATCCGCCTCGCCTTAGTTCTAACACTTTGGCTTCTTTTTCTAAAGTGGTGGGATTTAGTTTGCTTTTCTTTGGCATTAGATAGACACCCAACCTAAATATATTGCATTTGGATTATCTTTTAACCATTGCGCACGCAAAGCATTTTGGTATTGCCAATCAATATCGTTAGACATTTACACTCCCATCATCCACTACATATCGTAGCATTAATTAACGGGTCGTGGGCATAACACTTTAGCAATATCTTCATTAGGTTCTCCTGCGTATCTAAACCCAGTAGTTATTCGGCTACGAGAAAGTCCTAATCTGCCAGTTATAGAAGATGTTTTACCTCTTTGCGCCACTCTGGACGGTTCTCTTATCATTTCCCACTCTTTACTCTTATTCAACGCCCTGACCCGTGCTGGGTGAGATGTAGTCGTATATGTAGAGAGCCCTTGGGCTTTTAGTCCAGCGCAAACGGCGTTCACAAACTTTCCGCCTATCCCTATTCCCTGATAGTCAGGCAGAACAACAGTTCTACTAATACGCCTAGCATTTTTAACATTGGCGTTAATTAACGGAAGTATTGCGGTTAATACGGCTGGTTGGTCATTAATTAAACCAACATAGATTTGTGCTGATTTGTTTAAGTCAGCAGTTAGATAGTGATGGCGTGCGAATAGATGCCACGCTTCATACTTTGCCCATATGATTTCAAGTTTGACTTGTGGGCGGGGTTGAACCGACCCCCAAGTGAAGGCACCAATGTGCGGCTGATAAATCCAATCGGGTTGTAACCATTCTTCTATATCGTAATGGCAAGCAACTGCGACAAACTTTTGCTTTCTTGCTCTAACGGTCTTAGCAATAGCGGCAGAACCTATCTGCGCAACCGTTCTATCTATAACAGATGTAAATTCATCTACAACGGCTATATCTTTGCTTTCTGCCAATACTCTAGCCATAGTTACACGGAACTTTTCTCCGTTAGATAGATGTTCAAATGGTCTAAGCCATGCTGGCGGTGAACTAAATCCAACACTTGATAACATTTCTGTTATATCTCTTATTGCTAATTCTTTGGGAAAGTTATCTATAACCGCAGACTTATTATCCCAAACCATTTTTTCTGTTTGTAGTAATTGGTCGCCAAACATTTCTTTGGCTACGGTAGTTTTACCAGCACCCGAAGGTCCAACAATAAGACCAACATTCCAATCTCTAGTGCTTAAATCAGGAATAGTATTTTGAATTTCCGTAACACTATATTCGGCGGCTTGCAGGTCAAACATACCCTCTAACTGCATTACTCGTGGTGTGCGAGCAATTTCTGTCTGTAATTTAATTATGCCCATTTTTGCCTCTCTTTAGAACATTACCCCCATAGCATTTCTGCTATGAGGGCTTTGTCCAGCACTCTCGCCGATTACTTATGTTTCATCGGCTGAGGTGTTAGGTATATAACCCAACTCTATTAGATAACTATTGCTCTAACCTTTAAACCTTCTTGCGACAAACGCAACAATAACGCCGTTTGGTCGTTTTCATCTGCGCACTCAATTACTACTTCATACCGTTCTGCTATTTCTTTCATATCGGTATCAATTTCATCTCGTGTTTTTAAATCAAAATCTTTAAAACCAAAATCATTAACATTCCAATCAGCAACTTTGAGTTCTCTTAATTGCGATAGTAATGTTTCGCTATCCCACGATGCTAATTCTGCCGAACGGTTATCTGCCAACGCATACGCTTTAATAGTTTCTTCGTCCCAATCATCAGGCACTCTTGCCACTACTAAACCTTTCCAACCAATCTTTTGTGCCGCTTCTAATGTTCCGTTACCAGCGACCACGATATTATCTTTTGTTATAACGATAGGTTTGCGTTGCCCAAATGTTTGTAATGATTTAGCAATAGCGTCTAAGTTCTTAGTGCTATGTCTGCGTGCATTATTAGCATCTAATAACAAATCATCAATATTTACAATTTCTGTCTTTAGTTCCATTTTATGCCTCTCTAAATTTAGTGAGAGGGTGCGTAA